GTCAATCGGATTGAGTTCGAATACGTTTAGAGTAAATCAGGGGTGCGCCTGTAACGCGCAAAACAACATGGAAATCAAAAAAACAAAAAACTACTCAATATTTAAATTCGACCCAGCTAAAAACCGTTCAATAAATTACTCGCATTTGGCTCGCCTCAAGGCAGCAATTACGAATAAAAACCTTCTAGCCGACAACCCAATCGTGGTAGATGCAAACCACACCGTAATTGATGGGCAACACCGGCTAATGGCGGCGCAGCAAATGGGCGTTGATGTGTATTATTTTGTCGCCCAAAACATGACTTTGGAGGACACCGCGTCCATCAACGGGTCGTTTAGAAAATGGACAATTGAAGATTATTTGTCGCTGTATGTAAAAGAAGGCAGACCAAGTTATTTGTGGGTCAATTCTATTAAAACAAAATACCCATTTTTAACATTGACAAAAATTATTGATCTTGGCTATTATGGCGATCAATTCAAGGGCAGAACGGCTTTCACATCTGGGAATTACGAAGCAAATGATATAGATTTTGCCGAGCGGGTTATATCATTTATTCAAGATTACAAGGAATTTACGAAAAATTACAGGCACGCCGCTTTTATTGACGCAATTGAGTATTTGGTTGGCATGGGGATTTATGATCACGCGAGAATGATGCAAAAAATGAAATACGCCTCATCAAAATTGAGGCCGCAAGTTTGCACGAATGGATACGTAAAGAACTTAGAGGAAATTGCGAACTATCAAACCGCCGAGCGCAACAGAGTTGATTATCCGGAAAAAAGACAAAATCGCGCATACCGAGCAGATAAAAAACAGAAAAAATAACAATGACCACACGCCACCAGCGCCAAACCCAATACACAACCTATCGCAGCGGCATATGGTGGCGCTGGGTGAGTTTCATCACTCACCTAGTGCTATATCCGTTTTTGCGCGGGCGCTGCATCATGTGCCCGCGCCCAGCGAACTTCACGCACCACCGGCATTATGGCAATCGCGGACGCGAATGGCCCGTGCGCGATATTGTGCCGGTGTGTGCAGAATGCCACAAGAGGTTTCACGGAGTGAATAAAATATGATTGACACAACCAATACGCCCCCGACCATTATCCCTTTCGCTCAGATCATTTCCCTCGACAAAAAACTGAAACCAGATAGCAGCGCAGATAGCACGGTTACGCCGCTTCAACGTCAATTAGTCACCCTGATCATTTCAGTTGTCATCAAAAATGAGAGCAGTCATTTACCTTCGCGTCTCGTCAGAGATGCAGCACGAGAATTTTAGTATTGATTCGCAGCGCCGAATCTGTGCTCAGTTCTGCGAAATTCGCGGCTGGAAAATCATCAATGAATATGTTGATGATGGGTTTCAGCATATCACTCGTGGTATCGCAGCCTATAAACTGCCGTAAAGCGCCCCTTTGTGGCAGCGATTATACCCATGAAAAACTTTAAAACCGCTCTGATTGCCGCCACGCTCGTGGCTCTCGCCGTTGGCCTTGCTGCATGTGTAGCGCGACCAACCACCGCTTATGCCGAAAATTGCAAGCCCGTGCCGCGCACCAATCATAACGCTTGCGTGTGGACAATTGACGAAACAACGCGATTCGTCGTCGGCACTCGTTACATGGCAAACGGCAAGCCCGCCGCCAGCGTTCCCGTCGTGATGCGGCAGACAACCACCGGCGCGGCTGGCTACACCTGCGAAACCGCAACAGCCGAGAATGCCGTGTGCGAATTTGGCGTTAATGGCGCTCGGACATTATCGCTGCAAGCGCTTGTTGGCGGCGTTGAATTTGTTTGGCATAACGGGAGTTGGCAATAAAAAAAAAAGCGGGGCAGTTAATGCCCCGCTTTTTTTTTATTTCACTTCAACATTTCGCGCTGGTATTCCATACCCCAGCAAATTAGATGCCACCACACAGTAAAGCCCGTCGCCCTTAACTTTGTGCTTAATATCCCCCTCGACTTTTTTGCACGGATATTCGGCTTCCTCGATTAGGGAATATCCCTCCACGCGAAAAACCTTAACTGATTCGGGCGTGATGACCCCGCCGCCCAGCGTTGATTTTGGCGGCTTAATGGTTAATTGTTTGCCAGAAACCAACACGTCAGGCGGCAAAAACACTTGGTTAATGTCAAAATCGGGCGCGATGCCAGCCAAATGCAGCGGCGGCAGATCGAAATAATCGGGCGCTCGTGATGCCAGACAGAAGGCGCGAAACACCGGATTGTATGCTGTGAAATCATCGAATTTGATACAGCATTCCACATGCGCCCAATTAATGAGCATCACCGGCTCGAATGATGTTTCGGCCATGTCGGGCCTAACGCGCTTTAAGTCGTTAAGCGCACCCGTCGCAAGAATTTTTACCACTAATTTGTTTAACATAATGTTTAATCAGCCGCGATTGGAACAACCGTCAGCCATTCGTCTGTTTGTGCAAACACATTGCCGCGCCCCTGAGCGCAGCGAATCTCTACCGACTGCACCCCGTGCCACTCAAAGCCGGGTGTTGTCAGCGCATTTGTAAAATCCACGTAATACCAGCCCTCGCCGTCTACGTCGTTGCCCGCGAATTGACCCGTTAGCAAATTCTTGATCGGCGTAATCTGTGTGCCATTCAGCCATACGCTGACCCCAGCGGGTGCGACGGTATCCTCAAACACGCCCCATTCGACGGGGTGCGTGTGCGAAAACTCGTGAGTGTGCGCAGGAATGTTGATCGTCACGCCGTGAGCGTGCGCGGGAATAACCACGCCGTGAGCGTGGGCAGGCAGATAGAATTTGTGGGCATGGGCAACATAGCCGTGAGCGTGCGAGTTCTCGGCGTTGTAGTGTCCGTGTTGAGCGCCAGCCGTGCCATACGCAATGCCACCAGTGTTACCACTAAATGAGGCCGAATCGGTCGAGAGCGCCGCCGAAATGCCATTTGATGTAAATCCCAAGTTATTGGCGTAACCAATAGAGGTCGAGAACGCATAATCAAGCGTTGACGAGTCGCCCGCTGAGTTGCTGGTTAGTGTCGCCCCACCGCCGCTCTGGCTGGTGGTAGATTGCGTAGATGAGCCACCCGCGCTTGTCGTAGTGGTGGACGATGCGGCGGTAGACGATGACGAGTTTGATCTGAATTTTGTAACGTGAAAATTTAGCCTGCACTGGTTAATCTCAGCTACCCGCGCCGTGAATCGCAATTTCATCTCATATTTTAGAGATGGACTAACGTTCGCGTTCTCGCCGCCCTCGGTAAACCGCGTTAACGACGGTTGTGGCACGAGTTTAAATCGTTTAGCATCGCGTATCAGCTCCGTCACCGTCTCGTTTGCGTCCGCCAATAATTCGCCGGTGTTGCTCACTACCAGCCGCGATATGCGAACGCCACCCACCGCGTCAAATTCGTGCGCGATCTCGGAAACGAACAAGCGCACCCTATTGAGTCTCAGTTTCGATTTTCGAATCTCGTTACCGTCAGCGTCACGCACTGTCGCCACATCGGAGTAATCAACCTCAATTACATCGCCCGGCGAAACGGTTTTTGGCAACCCAACGCACGATAGCGCATAGTTCGTTAAATGCTTACGTGAACGTGAGAGATACGCCGCAGCAATCGTATACAGCGCGTTGCCCGCGTTGAGCATGTCGGCGCGGGATGTGCCAGCGGGCGTCACGTCGAAATTAACTGTCGCCTCGTGCAAACCGTATTCGGCGATCGAGGCGCTATCCTCAATGTAATATTCGCTCGTGTAGGCCCCAGCGGAGTTCGTGCCATTACTGTTCGCGCCGTCCCAATTTTTACGGCTCTGAATAGTGTATGGCGACGACATGTCGCTGTAACTCAAGTTAAATTGGGCCGCGCCCAATCCGCGCCCGACTGCGATTACGCGGTTAACAATCGTCGCGCTATCCTCGCTCACGCTCAATTCTGTAATCATCGCGTCGCCGCCCGGTGACCATGCCGCCGAATTCGCAAAGGTGCGCAGTCGCGCCGCAATAGCGCCGGTTAGCCGCGAATCGAGCCAGCGACCGTATTTAATTTGCTTGTCGCCGCTCAGCGAGAACCAGCCTGCCTGAGTGCGCCTCATCACCTCCAGCAGATTAAAAAACGATTCGCCAGATGACTCATACGCCAAATTGTAAAAATCGCCGCTCGCATGATCTGTTGACACAGACCATCCACCGCCGAGGCGCGACGCGATACGCCCCATTGCGCTTGGCATGGTTTCACCGTTAAATTTCCAGCCAAACCCGACGGTTTTGCGCGTCAATTGCACCAACTGATCGTGGCATGTTACCGTTAGAATGTCGCCGCTTGCGTCGAGCGCGTCCGTCGAATGGTGGAACTCGCCCAAATACCCATCAGCCGCGCTATACAGTTTATAGATTTTGCCGCGCCCAACGCCTTTATCCAGCGCCACAATTTGCGGCACATCAAAGCGCATTTCGCCAATCCGAGAGGCGCGTTTAGTGATCACCGGCGGCGATATCTGCCAAAACCAGTTGAGTTTTGCGCCTGTGGCGCTGTAAACATCAATCCTAAACGCGCTCATCGAATTTATTGCAACAACATCTCGACTGGCGTGAGCGCGTTAAATAGCATCCCGTTACCCAACTGACCGCTCGTGCCGCCGCCCCACGCATACAAGCGCCCAGACGCGCCGAGGGCGTAATGAGCGTATGGGGCGGGTGCAGCAATAACCAGCGCAGTTGTGTCGGTGACCTCGATATCTACAATCGGCTCAGGCAAGGGGATTTTGCGAAATAGGTTCGTGACAGTCGCGCCGCCCTGACCGAGCTGTCCATGAACATCGTAGCCGGACACCCAAACATTTCCATCTTCATCGAGCGCGAGAATGTTCACTAGCGCAGCCGTTGTTCCACCGCCACCGGCGATTTTCGCGGTGACGATTTTGCCTTGGCCCGCAAAATTGGGTTTTACGAAAACATTGCTCAGCGTGGTATTGCCAGTTCCAAGTTCGCCTGACACATTCCCGCCATCCAACCACAGATCTTTGAGCGACGTGATGTATCCAGCGTGAGCGTTGTCGCCGTTCGACTGCACCAGTTTGGCCACGGTCGTGTGTGCCAACGTGGTTGCCGTGAATACCGACTTGTTGACAATTGTGTTATCGCCGATCACGCCTTGGACGTTGTAGCCTGCCGTCTGCACCGCACCAGCTACGATAATTTGCGAGAATCCAAATGCCGCCGCCGCCGCGCCAACGCCCATCGCATTAATGTCCGTCACGGTTTTACCGACCACCAGAGTCGGCACGGTTCGGTTGCTCGTGTCGCCCTGTCCAAGCTGACCTTGCCCGTTGTATCCCCACGAATACAACGCGCCACCTGAACCCATCGCCAAAACATGAGCCGCTGAGGCCGCCCCGCCAACCGAGATTTTCGTGATGCCGGTCAATGTTGAGATCAATGTCGGTGCAGTGCGTGTAACAAGATCGCCTAAGCCGAGTTGCCCTACAGCGTTGTTCCCCCATGCGTAAACCGTGCCAGTGGTAGATAGTGCAAATACGCATCCTAGTGCGTCCGTCCCAGCCGGAATAGCAAGGCTTGCTACAGCAACCGGCACAGGAATCAAATGCAACATCCGATACCGCTGACTGGTCGAGGTTGTGTCGCTTAGACCCAATTGAGCGCCACCGTTTGCACCCAATCCCCACACTTGACCTGTTGAGGTAAGCGCATAAATGTTGTATCGTGTTGCATAGACCTTCGTCCACACGCCGGTTTTTGTGCCATTAAGCGCAATCGGAGCGGGAACGCTCGATATCCCCTCCACGCGGCTAAAAATGCCGTTTGTGTCGAGCTGCCCACACGTCATGATCTGATCATCGTTTGTGATGAACGCAAGCGACGGGGCGCTTCCGACCGTTTCCATCAGTGTCGTTGCCGACCGTTTTGCGGGTGTCGGCGTGTTTTGCGGAGCCACCGAGGGTGTCGTGTCAGTGAATTTTAGAAAACCCGTTGAAAGTGGTAACCATTGAATTGCGCCTGCGCCATTTGTATATGGTATTGAGCCAGCAGGCCCACTAAAACCCGTCCCCTCTACTTGTAGCGCCCATTTGGACGGCGCTACTGTCGGCGACTCGCCTGCCGCCGCGCCGCCAGATGCGGTGCATAACCAAATACTGTTGTTGAAACGAACAACTGCCAAATATGTGTAAGTATTGGCGATGTTGTATGCACCTTCTGGGTGCATACGGTAGATTCCTAAATCTAATGTATTTTGTGGCATATCAGTAATTCAAAACCACACCAGCCAACTGACTAGTGCTAACCTCAAACAAAGATTGCGACCCATAGGCCGTCATCCCGCTTGTATATTTCATGTTCCAGTTAGGTGATGGCACAGCCTCACCCCCTAGCGGATTAATTGTTTCCAGCAACAGCCGCCCGTCGCCCGCATCACGTAATCCCCACGCGATTGCGGTTGGGACTGTTGCTTCTGGCGTTGTTTCGTATGTATATCTGATGCCAGCGTTGCCAGTAGTCACGCTGTTAATTGCGATCAAATACCCAAACGCTAATGCTCCGTTCGTAAAACGCATATCCCAATCATTGAGCGTCCGCGTTTCCACCTCGAACGGGCTGAGGTATTCCAACTCCAATCGCCCGTCTCCAGCGTCGCGGAACGCATACCACATTGCAGATGGCGGAGGCACGAATGATGGCTGCACGTAGCGGGTGTCGAGTGTCGGGGTTAACCCACTTGCCAACGCAGCCGCGCCCCCCAAGGTCAATAAATTGCGTCCGTATGCCGTTGTCGTCAGCGCCGCGATCAACTCAAGCGTTTGAGACCATGCCTGCACATCAGAGCCAATTTCCAGACCTAAGTTGACACGCGCCATTGCTGCGCTAACAACGTCGCTCAGATTGTTCGTGGTTAATAATGTGCCGGGGATAGAAAATGGTGCGTTTTGCCATGCCGACCCGTTCCAAATACGCCATTCGCCAGCTGGTGTATCAAAATACAGCGCCCCTATCAGAATCGCATTGCCGTCATTGTCAAGTGCCGGAGGCGTAGCCTTTGCGCCTAAATACCGATCATCAAAATTGTCATACAGCAGCGCCATTGCTGACTCCGCCGCCTGTGCCGCGTTTTTGCTAATCTCGGCGGCAGTTGCACTTGCGGCAGCAGAGGTCGCCTGAGTGGTTGCGAGTGCCACTTGTGTTGCAGCAAGTGGCACTTGAGCAGCAGCCGCCGCCGCGCTACTGGCAGCTTCGGTTGCTTTAGCCGTCGCAACCCCTTCCGCCGCCTGTGCCGCGTTTTTGCTGATCTCGGCGGCAGTTGCACTTGCGGCAGCAGAGGTCGCCTGAGTGGTTGCTGTTGTTGCCGCCGTGCTTGCTATTACTGCGCTCGCCGACGCTGCCACCTGAGCAGCAATTGCAGCGACTTTTGCCGCCGCCGCCTGTGCTGCGCTGGCAGCGCCGGACACTTTCAGCAAAACAAATTTGGTTACAGTCCTGTTTGCCATTTCTATATTACCGTCCCCCGATCTGCGATCTTTAACTCGATCAAACAAACCGGCTGTTTATCACCGCTATCATCTCGCCACAGTTGCCCCAGCAAAGTGCCAGCTTGAAGCGACGCGCTTTGCGTGTCCGTCAGCGAGATCGTGACATCGCCAGTCGTGTGATCTGCTGAAATGCCGCCCACGTCCGTTGACAAGGTGATCGCAACCGGCGACGATTCGTTAACCGCTGACCTGAAGGAGCATTTGAACGCCGACGTGCTTAAAATCTCGCTTCCCCCTGTTGCAGGGTCAATCATTGTTATCACCAGTGCCGCGTCCTGTCCTCGATAAACAATCCACGATACCTGCTCGATTTCATCCAAAACCACATCACTCATACCCATGCCTCCCGATATTCGACCTTGCCCGTTACAGCCGCCGATATCGTTATTTCGTTGTCTGAATCTTTCAGCAATTCAAACAACGCTATCTGCGTGTTTGGCAATGTCACGTTGCCATAAGCATTCACTCCGTTTTTGGTCACTGCGCATGTTAGCGCGTCAATCACCAGCACATCCGTCGTCAAAAGCGACGCGCCGTAGGTCAGGGTTGCCCCATTTGCGCCGTTGGTCAGGGTTAGCCCCGCAACATTCGCGGTTGGTGATAGCGTGAATTTCACGTGCAGCGAATCGGCATTTCCCCGATTTGCTGCAAAAATTTTCGTGCTTGCGACAGGCTCGATCAGGGACAGCGAGTCCGAATACCAAAATGGCGAGGCGCGAAACTGTAGCGCCACTCGATGAATGCCGGAATGAATATCGGCAAATGTGGGCGAGCTTTTAACGCTAACCAGCTTCGCCTCAACACGTCGCCGCGCTCCGTGAAACTCTGCAATCAACGTGGCGCTTCGCATCATCGCGCCGCGTAGTTGATCGAGTATCTCTTCGCCGCGCTCCGAGCACCCCTCAACATAAGAGAAGCTGGCCTCATACGTTTGATTGTCGAATCGCCCTTCGCCGACGGTTAGATCGTATGCTCCATTGCCGCCAGCGATTTGCATCTCCTGCACTCGCGCCAACGCCGACATTTCATAAGCCGAATCCAACCCAGTAAACTCAATGTTAGCAAATGAAAATAATCTCATATCGCTCGCACCCCCTGCCCAGCCCGTGTGATATCTGCCATGCTGAAGCCGGATGATTTGCCGCCGGTGGTTATGGAGATGTTTCCTCCGCTCGATTTAATTGCCCGCTCTAGCACCGTTGTCATAATCTCAATCGCTCGCACTACCGCCGAGTTGTCGCCCATACCGCCGCGAATCTCGACGGGAATGGCTCGCCCGCCGGGTAATGGAACCACCGCCTCCGTGCCATGCAGCGTGGCGGCATAGCCGCTTGATGGCCCGCTGGCGATGCCGCCACTGGCAAATTCTGGGCGATCAGCGTATGGGCCGCTCCCCTTTAATTTGTTGGACTTGCTTCGATTTGGGTCATCCTCGTATGGGCGCGTATTGCCCCGTCCATCCGTCCAAACGCCTGCAAGCGGGTCAAATGTCCACTGCGCTTGCGGCAAATTCGGGCGCTGTTGCGTGGGGGCCGGGCCAGCCGTTGGCATGGGCGTTGTGGTTGTCGCACTTGGCTGATTGATAAACGAATCTGTCCACGATTGCGACAGGGTCGGCGTTCGTCCGTCAATGCCACCAATTGCGCCCGGCACATATTTCCAAAGCTCCTCAAGCGTCGTCATCACCGGCACAATTGCGTTAATAATGTTTTGCGTCTCGGTCTTTACCGCCTCAGCCGCGCCGTGCGCCGAGGTTTTAACCGCATCCATGCCGGTTTGAACGCCGTTTACCAGCCGCGCAATGGCGCTGTTGCTGCCTTTTTCCATGCCGTCGAAGCCGCCAACAACCTCAGTCAGGATATCGCGCACTGTGTCGGTCGTGATTTTTTTCACGTCATCCCATGCGCCTTGGTTGTTTCGTTTAAACTCATCTAATTTGCGCTTTGAGTCGTCGCGCAAATCGCTATAAGCCTTTTGCGCGTTGTTGTAGATGGCCTCGCCCTTTTCTTTTAGCGCGGCTTCAATCGCCGTAAAGTCGGTGATGTTGTTCTTTTTGGCCTCGGCAATGGCCTTGGTCGCCGCATCTTTTGCCGCGTCCCATTCGCGTTGCGCGGTTTTTTTGATGACATCGAGCTTGTCGGCGACATCCTCGCGCATCTCTTTGTAAGCCTCGGCAACCGTGTCACGCACTTCCTTGCTTGCGTCTCGCACGTCGCGGCCCATCTCGCGCCATTTAGCCTGCACATCGGCCCGCATCGCCTTGATGTCGGCCTCAACTGCGGCCCGCTGCTCTGCGCTGCCGCCCTTCACCGCGTCGCGCATTTCTTTGGCTTTCTCGTTTACCGCCGCGCTCAACTCGCGCCAAACATCGCTCGTGTCGTCCGCCAATTCGCGGGTGAACTTGCTGCCGAAATCGCGTATCTCCTCAAACCCCTCTTGCAGGGTTGATTTGCGAATCTCGTCGGTGAACTCGCCGATCATGTCGGCAATGTCGCCCCAAATATCTTTTTGCTCATCGCGGATAGCCGTCGCGCCCGCTTTTTGGTCGGCTTGCATAGCCGTCCATTGCGCCTTAGCGGTGTTGCGGATATTCTCGCCTTGCTCATCAATGGTTTTGTTAATCGCTTTCCACTCCGCCTCGATCTCGGCGCGTTGGGCCTTGGTGGTTGATTTGGTGATCTGGTGCGTCGCGTCAAATTCGGCCTTAGCCTTGGCGCGAATGTCCGAGATCGTCGCCGTTACCGATTTGCTGATCTCGCCCCACGATGCTCCCTCGCCGATCAAAACCTTGGTGGCACTGGCAATTGTGCCCTTCATTGCGTCGTTGAGCGTGTTGGATTTGCTCAAAACGCCATTGATGAAACCCTGTAGCGCGTTGCCTCCATCGGCAAACAGCTTGCGCGATGGCGAGCGCATATCTAACACACTGCGAACTGTATTGAGTGCGCCTTTAATCACGCCGCCCACCGCATCAATGAGCGCCTGAGCTTTCGAGCGAACGCCGCCGATAAAACCCTCAATCATATTAGCGCCCGCACTGCTGAACTGTCCAGCATAGCCGCGAACAATGGCGATGATGTTGTCAAGCGCCTGATTAATCAGCTTTTTGGCGCTCTCCATACCGCGCTTTACCACATCCTCGGCAGCATTGAGCGCGTTTGTCCAGCTTGTTTTCCAGTTGTTGTAAAAATCCTGCGCGGCCTTGACAATATTACGCAAAATCAGCGATATTAAGTCCAGAATCGCTTGCATCACAATGTCACTGGTCTTTTTGATTTCATCAAAAGCGCCTTTCCAGTCGCCCTTCAAGATTTTTAGCGCCGTTTGCACAATGCCATTGATAACCGATAGCGTGGTATTAATCGCCAATTTGATCGCTGCCCATGCGTTAGATAGCACGTTCTGTATATCCGTGCCATGCTCTGATAAAAATCTTGCAATTCCACCGAACACCGCTTTCACCACAATGCCGACACCCTCAGCCACGCCCGTAACGATGCCTTCGATTTTCTTCCACGCGCTGCTAATTGTTTCGCTGATGTCGCCGCCGTGTTTGCTCAAAAACTCCGAAATGGTGTTAAATACCCGCGTCACTACTGGCTCGAACGCCGTAACGATATCCGTTGCAAGTTTTATAGCGGTATCCACCGCTGTTTTGAATGCGTCAAATTTACCCGCGCTATTGGCAGTTGCCACCGGCATAACTTGATTAAATAGCCGCTCGACCGCTGCTGTCAGTGGCGCAAATGTGGCCGGGAGTGTTGAGATGGTGTCGCGTAGCCGCTTCAAAAAATCAATACCTGTATTGATTGACGCCCACACGCTCGGCGGGAACGTCGTGATAAGCGCCTGTTTCAGCGCGTCGAGCGGGTCTTTGAATTGGGCGAGTGCGGTTTTGAACCGCTCCAAAAAACCTTCTACCTGTTTGCCAGCCCCGCCAACCCATGCCGACATTGCATTAACAACCGCCGTAAGCGGCTTCATAAGTGGCTCGCCTAGCGTCAGCGCTACTGTTTCGAGTTGGCTCTTAAGCCCACTCCATGCGCCCGCCAAGCCTTTTGTTTGCGCGGATGCGGCATCCTGCGCGGCCCCGGCCTTGTTGACGGCGGTGCTCATATCGTTCCAAGCATCCTCACCCGCCATCAGCACCGCGTTGGCGGCTCGCACCGCATCAGTGCCAAATATTGTGGCTAGCGTCTGATTGCGCTGCTCTTGCGTCATCTGCAATATGGCAGTGCGCGTTGTGCCAGCAGCCTTGGCGTATGCGTCAATTTTGCCGTTTGCCTCGGTCAGCTTGTCGTTTTTCTCGGCCAGCGAATTTTTTAGCTTATCAATTGATAGCTTTTTGTTGTCAATTGCTGTTTTTGATGTCTTGGCGTTGCTGGTCATCGCGGCAAGTTCTCGTTGGGCAATTTCGAGTTGGCGATTCCCGAACCCAATCGCCGCCGTTAATTTCTCGTGGCTACCTGCCGCCTTCTCGGCTTCGCTCGCCTGTTTTTTGGTTGCGCCACCTGTCACAACCAGCCGCGTAGCGTTGTCACTCAGCGCCGCGCTAAACTGTTTCATGATGTCCGGCAGCGGCTTCATTTTGCCTTGCGCGTCATACACGCTGATGCCGTAGCTGTCCATGAGCGCTTTGGCTTTATCAGTGGGCGACTGCAACGATAAAAACATCGTTTTTAACGATGTGCCAGCGTCACTGCCTTTGATGCCCTGCTGGGCCATAAGTGCCGTCGCGGTAGTAAAATCCTGAATCGGTATTTTTGCCATCGCCGCCACACTGCCGCCCATACGCATGGCGTCGGCAAAATCCTTCACATCACCGCTCGACGAGTTGGCGGCTGCCGCGAGTAGATTAGTGACTTTGGTTGCATCTTCGCCACTCAACTTAAACATGTTGATAGCCCCGCTTGTAATTTCAGCGGCTTTGGCCTCATCCATCATGCCAATCGTGGCGAGTTGCAGCGTCCCCTTGGCGGCTTTCATGGCCTGATCGAGCGATAGGCCGCCCTTTGCTAGTTCGGTGATGGCCTTAGCCGCGCCGCTCGCGCTCGTATTGGGCAATTCCAAATCTGCGCCCAGCGCTTTGGCGGTCTGGCTAACCTGTTTCATCTGAACGTCGGTCGCGCCGGTTGCGGCCTGCAACACGTTCATAGTCGTCTCGTAATCGGCGGCGGTGGCAATAATCGCCTTACCCGCGTCCTTCGTGGCTGATACGAGTTTCCCGAACACCTCGACACCCAACGCGCCTATTTTTGCCAGCCCGCCGTTGACAATTTTTGTGAATGCGCCCTCGGCCTCTTGCGCCGCGTTCCCCGCGTTTTTTATGCCGGTGGCAATATTGTCAATGCCGCCTTTTGCGCCGTTGGCGGTTTTGCCCATGCCGTCAAACGCAGTCTGCATCTTCGCCGCAAACTCTCGCGCTTTGGCCTCAGCCGCGCTCAATTTGGCGTTCAGTTCGCTTTCATTGACTCGCAGATAAAATACTGCGTCACCCAGTGTTACTGCCATGTTGCTCTAACTCTCGTTGTTTCTGCTCTGCCCACGCTCGCGCCTGTTTTGGCGATACCGGCTTCGCGCCGGGTATCATGCTCAACATTTGGTCAAACGGTCTCACAACCTCAATCTCTTGATCGCCGTCTCTCGTGGTTTTCCGTGCCGCTGTCGGCTCCGTCTCGTTTTCGGCTGGTGCGTCACCCGCAAACCCGCGCCACACCTCAGCCGCTACGTGTGTTGCGTTCAGCTTTGCCAGCCAGCGCATACGCGCCACATAGCTCATTGCCAGCCGGTTGCGTTCAATCGCATCTAGTCGCCGGTCGTCGGGCATCACACCCCATTCGGCCAGCGCCAACTCATCAATATCAGCCGCGTCGCCTAGCCAATTGACCCCATCAGGCCGAAGATAACCTCCAAAGGGTAAACCACCCGCAGCATCGCCAACAGTGCCATTACAACTTCGGTCTCGGTGCAATGTTTATTGATGTGGTCGCGGTCGTCGGCGATGGCCTTGCTAAATGAGCAAACCGCCTCAAATGCGGTATCAATCATCTCTGATACCAACGCGATTACAACTGCGTTGTTGGAAAGAACCTGCTTAACTGTCATTCGCAGCGGGTCGGGCGTGTCGCCGCTGGGGGCAATAGAAATGTCGCCGTCGTCGGTTTCAAGCACGGAACTGGCGTGAACACCGCCGCTTTTTTTGATAACTGGAATGAGGTCAACAAGCCCGATGTCTTTGGCGCTCTGCCCCAACTTGTTCAGAATCGGTGCACCAAATTTACTGCGCCATTTGCTGCGCTCAGTGAACGACGTTCCTTCGAGATCGTAGGTTTTACCGGCTAATTTAATTTCAGGCATAAATGATAAAAATAAAACTCAAAAGCCGCGAGAGGTTTGCTCGCGGCTCTCAACTAAAGCGCCTTCGTTTGCACGCGCAATTCAAAAAACTGCTCACCCACCGGTTTGGAAGTGTCAGCGAGGCACTCAAAAACAATAGGCACACCGGTGTTTGATTTGCGCCCGTAGTCAAACTTGACATCCTTGGCGGCTGTGCCGCGTGGCATCACGCCGCGAATCCACAGCGTGTCGGCGCAATCACTGATCGCGTAAGCCATTTCAAACCCAAAGGCGAATTCGTCGAGACACGGCTCCGAGCCAATGGTCACCTTTTCAACGCCTTTCGTCCCCGAAGCGGCAGCGGTAACAACCGTCTTTTTGCCGCCGGTGACAAGCGCAAATTTGGATGCGTCGAACTCAATCAACTCAGACTCAAACGAAACCGAGCGGTCAGTTACGACGCGCTTGATAGGCCCCATGCTCTGATCGCTCATAATCTCAAGCGCCTTAAGCGTGATCGTTTGCGTTAATGGCTTGGTTGTCTCCCCAAGTTCCGCCCAATTGCCGCCCCACGCGGCCCCGGCCAATACGGTGTTTGCGGGAAAAGCCTCGCCAATGTTGGCGTAATAAATACGCACTCCACCAATAACAACTTTGTCGGCATCAACTGCCATGTTTTTTGCTCCTTGCGGCTATGGCCGTGCCAGAACCGCGTAAAAACCTAAACTGAAAAACCACTCTGTTTCAGGCTCCTGTAACAGTTGTGGCAACTGCTCACATTCAATTCGATACGACGGCCCGCAGCCCTGATCGTGCATCGCGTCATACAGCGCCATGCCGCCCTGACGCGCTAGCGCCTCAGTCGCGCCATACGCCAAAAACTGATAGCTGTATCGCAGAATCGCCCCGCTGTAATCGGGCCTGCCGCCTCGCGGGTTGAATGTCACCGCTGGCCCATCAGCCGGTTTATACCCCGGCGGTGGGTGTAGCGACGCATACACGCGCCCAGCAAAAAGCGCACTAATGGCACTCTTTGCCACCAGCCACGCCCTCAACTCTGCATCTACGTCTCTCATAATGCCTTGAGCCGCGCCTTAATCGCCTCCGGCAGTGTTTCAGCCGCCGGATACAGAAACGGCTTCGCCTTAACCTCGGCGAAAATCGCATAAATGGCACTTGCGCCAAACATCGCCGTAGCGTCGCCAAGTGGCGGCGCTGCAACCGAGCGCCGACGCACCATGCGCTTTTGTTTTGGTGACCAAAGCCGCGTATCTACGCCCTGCGTCATGCCGGTCGAGCCACGTTTACTTTTGGCGTAGGTTGAGCCGCGCAAAAAGCCGGTGTCAACCGCCGCGTTGTCGCTTGCAACCTTCGCCGCGTCAACCGCTGCGCCGTGCATGGCCTCCTCTACGTTGTCACGAATCTGTTTGATCAGGTCGCCGCCCTTCCACGTAAATGCAAATCCGCTCATTGCGTTACCATCTCCCTGCGAATTTCAGCAACAAATCCACTTGGCCCGCGTTGCGGCAAACCAACAACCTCGTAAAGCTCAGGCGTAACCAGTGCCACGCCGTAGCGGTGCGTTACCCGCACCCGCGCCAGTTGGTTGATATCTGCCGTCAATGGCAACCGCAGTTGTCGCGTCATGCGCGGCACTTCGGTTTTCCCCAACGCCTCGCTTGGTCTGCCACCCTCGCCAATCGCGTTAGCGTGCTCAACCCCACAAGCGCTCGTGCCGATCACGGTGTAGGCGCTAACAGGCTTGCCGTAGGCGTCAACCGCACCCGTGCCATGCGCCAAAAATTCGCATGTGTCATTCATGCTCGATACTGCGTCACGCTGCATCGCTGCCAACATCGCCGCATTCACGAAACCGGCCATAGCGCCACCTCCGCATCTGTCTTTTGCTCATGCAAGTAGCCAACATAGCCAGCGCCCAAACCGGTGTCGGTCTCTCGCTGCGTCGCCATATCTAGCCACCGCTGGCGCACGTCGCCGCGTTTCACCGTCAGCCCATCCGCCGAATGCTCGGTGATGGCCGTCGCCCATGCGCCCGCAACCGCTTTGCAAAGTGCAATGAAAACTCTATCCGCGTTATCTTCGTATTTGGTCAGCAGCGCGGCAATTGTTTCATCTGGCACATTGTCGCCGTTCGGCATGATGCCGCTCGGCGCAATAGTGGTATCTCCGAGATCAAAACGAATTTGATCTCGGCCTGTGGCGAGGGTGGGCGAGTAGGTGAATGCCATAAATTACTTTTTGGCCTTGGGCTTTTCCTCGACTGGCTCCGGTTGCGCTTGGCTCTGCGCCTCGATGTATGCCGCAATTGCCTCAAGCGCAACAGCTATCGCCTCGCGTTCGTTCAACACCTCAATCTCTTTTTCTTTGTGACGTGCTTTATCAAGCACGTCGCCGAGGGCAGCAAATTCAGGCGTGGCGGCGATTCGTTTAATCGCCGCGTTTGCACGGGTGCGGGCTACGTCAGTTCGCGCCGCGTATACATCTAGTCGCATAGTTTTATACAGCCAATGGCGCGGTGTAGCCGGTTGGCACAGAGTAAGTGCCGTTGCCAATGAGTTGAACAACTGCGCCGGTGCGGTCGTATACGCCGAAACCGGCGTAGCGCAACAGGCGCGTGATGTTGAGGTTGCCGTCGGGTGAGTGCAGCTCAGGAAAGAACCCCTGCAATGCCGGTGCGTCATACTCGCGCATCTTCAGCACGGGGTCGGTGTTTCCAAGTGCGGTAGCAATCATGTAGCTGTCCGGCAAGCGCTTCCACTCAACCACCCACATGCGAGCGCTCTTGAGATAACCTAATACCTCATCGCCAAATCGGCGAACCTGCGCCCCTTCGTTGTTGAGCACCTCGCCGCTCAGCGCGGTGATGTTCTCGTCGGGCTTGTCTTTAAACTCAGTCAAGGCCGTGATGGCATCAACCAAATTGCTAGGCACATAAGCCACAAATGGCCCGCGATTGCCGGGGTGTTCGCTCAGTTCCTTGCGTAGTGGGCTGAATGGGTTGTGAGAATCGTCAATGGCGTCAGCGGTTGCGCGATAGTGGTCGTCGGTGGCCACCGTCCCGCCCGCAAAAGCGTATTTGTCTGTGTCGCCACTTGCCAACCCTTTCACGCTGATGTCGCCGATGGTGCTGTCGCGGTCGGTGTAAGTCCATGCAGTTTTTGTGAAAATTGCGGCCAACATGTGCCGCATAACCCAATCGACGTCTTTCAACTGAGCGCCAAGCACGTCATCATTGGCCTGCTGAATTGTCATCAACTGGCGGCTTACGCGGTCGGTCCCAAACGCCGTGCCGCCGCCCTGAATGGGGAACCCGACTTCGTAATAACCACCTCCGGCAACGGGTTTAGGATTGCCAAACTCGTCAATGGGCTGCAATGTGCCGGTAGTGGGCAGCGTGAACCGCGCTTTCGCGGCAGTTGTTCGAGCCGCAAACACGCTCGTTACCTCATTCAATTGGCGCGTGTGTTCGGCCACTGTGGTCGTAATCGCGTTGCGCACCAACTCAACATTCTGAGTGCCTGAGCCAATACGTTGCGAGAAAATTTCTTGCAGGCTGTGAAACCCGTATGCTGTGTTATTTGCCATGTTTATTGCTCCTTACAGGTCAACCCGAAGCAATTTATCGGGCGTAGTGTTGCCGTAACCCGGCACAACCGTCCCCACAACCTTGCTTACTGTGCCAGCGGCGGTGTCCAAGCGTCCATCCGTGTCACTCAAATAAACCTCTACGCCATAATCAAGTGCGGCCAGTGCTTCGCCAACGTCCAAAATGCCTTTACGGACAATCGTCGGGGCGTTGGGCTGGCGGCTCGTGCTTGTCACGGCGATTCCCACACAACGCGCCAACGCGCTCGTGGTCGCTTTTGCTTTGTCAATGAGTCCGGTGGACAGGTTGTATTTCACCGCCACGCCCGCATCAATTGCGACACCGGCCCCGCCGGTAAACTGTTCGGTTACCTCAACAACTTTGACAAGGCTTGCTGAAACTGTTAATAGTGCCATGTTTCCTTGCAGCTAATTAGGTGTAACTGCGCACCCGTGCGGCTTCAATTTGTTGTCGCCGCTTCATCTCCGCCTCGGTCACGTCCTTGCCGCTTGCTGGCGGGGGCGTGCCGGGTATCGTTTGTGTCGGGCGCTGCCCCAACACGCTGGCATTTTTTGCCAACCACTCAAGCTGTTTTACTGGCGGTAGCGCATCGAGCAAGCTCAAAATGTGCGCGGGCAAATCCTTTTTAGCCGCATCAGCCTGCAATTTGATTGTGGCTTCATACTCAGCCAATCGCGCCGTGGCGCTTTCAAGCTCGCCTAATTTTTTGCTCGCCTCTGCAATCTCAGCTGCTCGCGCTTCTGCCAATTTTTGCCACTCGCCATTTTTGGCGGCAGCGTCGTCGGCGGCTTTTTTAGCAGCCTCGGCTTGGGCTTTTTCGCTTGCTGTTTTCTCACGCGCCAAACGCTCTTTAATGATCGCGTCTAACTCGGCCTGAGTAAATGTTTTTTCCGGCTTTTGGTCACTGCCGTTCGTGCTGGCCGATGTCGTTGCGGTCGCCGTTGCTGTTGGCGCTGCTACTGTGGTCGTGGCATTTTGTGCCGTGTCTGTCTCTGTCATTGTTCCTGCGTTTTGCCCTGCGCGTCAGGTAAATAAAAACGCCCGCTCGATACCCATTTCTGGGTGTCGAGCGGGCGCGATTAGCGACTGCTATCTAAGCGGTATTATATATCAATTTCGGCGTTCTTGTATCTCCGCACACATGTTTGCATACATATTTGCATACAGCAAGCGGGAGTTGCGCCAGTTGATCAGGTAGGATAATGCTGCTCGCCAGCCGGTCTTTGGTAATCTATCGCCGGTTGTCGAGCGAATGTCCAGCGCTATTTCCAATGCAAACAAAATGTGAAAAACTCCGATTTGACGCGCTAGAGTTGAATACACATTAAATAGCGCGTCATCAAAAGTTGTTTTAGACATGTTGTTATTTTAAATCGACTGGCCTTTTCACCTTGTATTTCCATTCAATCCAGAGAATAACGACCAACAAGCCCGAATCAATAGCAAGTGCTAATTCGGTGAGCGCCGCTTTATTTCGGGCAATATGCGCGCGTATCATTTGCGCTGCCTGCCTGATAACCATCATAAATTCTCGTTCTGTGTTGTTTTCCGCCATGAATCACCTACCTGTATTCAAATCTGCAATGGCAATTCGTTTTGCATAATGAATCTCCAATGGCGCGAAGCGACCCAATCGGCTGCCAGCCCTTGCCCGCCTCGGCAACACAATCTGCGCAGTGGTCAGCCACGCCCAATACGCGCCGCTCCTCGGTTTTGCCCGCCGCTTTGGCAACATCGCCGCGCACATCTTCAAACGTGCCGCGCCCGGCCTCGGCATACATACCGGCCCGCGCTGGCGTGTTCTTGCCGGTTTGCGCCTGTTTTGCGAATCGTTCAAAAAATTTAAACTCGCGGCTAATTGCCTCGCCAATTTTTTGCAAAATTGACGCGCCCCCGCTTGGCGTATTTGGCCCAGCCGGTTTGCCCTGCACCGCATCACGTAACACATTGAACCCGCCCACCGCTAAGGCCGCGCCAACAATATGCACGATTTTGATCTGCGCTTTGGTGATGAGCGCCCACGCCGCAAACGTAATCACACCCGCGAGCAAATCCTCGGCCCGCCGCGCAAATTCGCCCCGCGCAATCAGCAGCACCCTATCCAGTTCGTCGCGTGTTTCGGTGTAAGCCGTGCCGCTGCTGTAAATGTTGTCGCTCGCAGCCTCTACCCACCCGTCATCGGCTCGCTCACGCCACCACGCAACAGCTAACTCAATATCTGCCGGTTGCACCAAATACGCCATTAACGCACCCCTACGATCTGATCAGTTAACAATACCCGTGCGCTCTGTTCGAGTTCGGCCTCGCGCATTGCGCCTAGTTCGGTGATCTGCTCATCGTTAAAGCCCAGCTCGCGCCACCGCTGCACGTATGGCAACTGCCCAGCCGTCGCCCGCGCCGCCACGAGTTGCGCGATGTCTAGCGCGTCGGCTGGCAAAATGGCCCGCTCTTTAAACGAGTGTTCAAAATCGCCATTCTCAAACGTGCCGATGTTTTTAAAAACACCGGCATTGGCTCCAATCGTCAGCGCCATCATGTGTGCCCGAATTAATACCGCCTCAAAATTGCCACGCGCCTCACGCGCTCGGCTAATCGCCGGGGTAAGTCGCCGCTCAACTTCGGCCCCGCTGGTGGCACTTTCAATCACTCGCCAATACCGCATTTCGGGGAGATCGCGCTCCAGCGCTTGCTCGGTTGCCTCAACCACCGCCAACACATCGGCGTATGGCAACGGCGGGACGACGCTTTTTAAATCGCTCGCGCCGGGCAACCTAATCATCAGATCACGTTCGGCATCGGCAATGTTGAGATCACTTTTCCCATCAGGTGATTTCAGGGATACGGCTGGCAGTGGTCGCCCGTCCCTGTCGGTCGAGTTCGCCAAAATTGCCCACACCGATTTACTGCCAAACAACATGCGCCCCAATCGCCATGCGTAGCGGTTGAGCATGTCAATCTTATCGAGCGTGTGAACGTAGGCGCTGGCCCCGTAAATGCTGCCAGTCGATTTGAAACGACCGTGCGCAATCGGCACAAAGTCAATTCCCAAATCGGCAGTGGCGACGCGCTCTTTGGGCGTTCCGAGTTGGGCTTCGCTCGCGTCACCCAGCGCATGAACCCATACCCGCATTTCATCGCGTGTCCAAATCTCTGTCCGCGTCAGCGTTCCTGTTCCGTTGGCAATGGGTGTATCAATTCGCGCATAGGTTAGGTTGCCGCGCTCATCCTGCTCGATCGCCGTGATGGTGTCGGGCCGGATAATTTGCATGTATGGGCTGCCGTCAGTGCGTTGGGAAATTTTTATAAATACATTGCCGTAAGCCGCGAATTGACGAACAGCCACCTGTTTATTTTCAGCCCAATTCGACCAGCCCCAAATCTGCCGAATCGCCGCCGCGACCGGCTCACGCGCTGCCACAATCGGCAAAGCTGCATCTAATGGGCCGGGGCAGACTGTTGCCGCGTAAAACTCAACCACGCTATTTGCCGGATTCCGCAACGATAGAACGCGCTCGCCGCCGGTATCAAAATTCCTCAACGCGACCGTTGTCTCGTCGTAGAGCGCGTTGTTTTCGTAATACGCCCACAATAGCCGGAAATACGCGGCGATATTGGTTTCCTGCAACAACGTTGGGCTGTCGCGTTTGCTGCTTGTTGCACTGGCCACGCGGCTATACCCTAGCCACCCCATCACTCGATCAATAAAATTCATTGTGTTTCACTCCTTGCCCTAAGCCCCTCCGATAGTAAATTCTCGGTATAAATCACCAACTGACTAAAACTATCAACCTGATCTTTGAACGCACTGCCGGGAAACGAGAAAAGCTCATTCTCAAAATCCAACAGCCAAGGCGCGTGTTCGCTTGGATGCGGCAGCAATACCGAGCCGTTTTTGCACCATACCGAAGCCTGATTACCGCGCTGCTCTTTATCGCCACGCGGGTTAAACGGTATGATCAACTCGCGCAACCAACCCGCCGCGCTCGATTGCAGCGTTTGAATGGCGCTAATGCCGCTCGCTTTATCCTCGATAATGATGCCGTTCAATTTTCTATCGCGGTAATCGCGTTCGGCAAACCGCGTCACCTCGTTAATCAGCCCTGCAAATGGCACACGCCCACGCCACACCTCGCGGGTAATCAGCCGATAATCTCGCGTCAGTTCGCCCACCGTCAAGGCGGTGTAGGCGTTGTCGGTATCGTCTTTGAGTGCCGTATCCCAACTATGCCACCGTGCCACGCACAAATTAACCAGTGATCTATCACCCGCGTCGTAGCGCGAATTATCGAAATACTCGCGTTTGAAAATCGCACCACCAGCCGCAACAGGGTTGCTCTGGTATGTGGTTTCCCAGACATCAAATGGCGTTTCGTTTTTCAGCTTTAGCACGACAGGCAATGACTTATGTTCGGGCCAAATTACCGCGCCATCGTGCAGTTTGTAGCGTGTTGTGATCGGCATTATTTCACCTCTGCCACGCCGACCCGCTCACCCAGCATTTCATGTTGCCAGTCGTCGGGGTATGTGATGTCGGCGTAATAGCCGCCTGCGCCCTCGCTCATGGTCGCCATGCGCACTACCACAAAACCTTTGCTATCGCGCAACATTTGGCTATAAAAATCTTCGGGATGCCAGCCGTTGCCAATCATGATCACGCGCCCTGTTTTTGATTTTGCGCGGCTGATCAATGATGAGTGTATCCATTGTTCGCCCAATTTGCGCTGGGCCTCGGTGCGTGTGCTGTCCATGTCCAGCAGGTCGTCGGCAATGACCAGATCGGCCCGGCTACCAATCACACTGCCACCGCGCCCCACCGAGAATACCGTCGGGTGTAGCCGACCGGCTCGCGGCCTGCCGTTGGGCGCTAAACTCCATTCCTCGGTTGTGTATTTAAAGCCGGTCGCCGCCGTCAACAGGGTTGCGCCGGTGAATGTGGCCTGCCACGCGGCGCTTTCGCACATTGCCCGAAGCGACAATGACCGCTTTTCGGCCACCGCCCCCGCAACAGACGAAATAATGACACTGTTTTCGGGGTAAAACCCAATATAACAGCCTACAAACGCCAATACCCAAGTCGTTTTGGCGGTTTCAGGCGGGGCGATGATCAGCAACTTTTTGATACGCTCATCGCAAAACAATTGCAACCAAAACGCATGATGAGCCGCCGCAATGATCGGCGATCCAAAATCATCAACCATGTGGATACCGGCAAATTTGCGCACAATATCAGGCGTGAGGCGGTTTTCGCGCTTGCCTCGTATGATGTCAGCCCGTGCAGCAACAATCATGTTGCTGATGTTTGTTAATTTATCCATAATTGCGCCAGCTTTGAGCCATATGCGTTTATTTCCGTCTCGCTTTTATCACTCAGGTCTACCGCGCTTGTAGTTAAAACGCTATGCTGAACCGGCCCGCCATTTGCGCCGGTCTGCTCGACCCGCTCGACATAGCCGCGCCCCTTACCAATGGTTTTAAGCGTGAAGATAATCGCGGTCATGTCGCCGCCCCGAACCGCTTTTTTTAGCTCATGTTCTGCCATGTCGAGCATGTCGCCACGTGCGTTATCAATTGCCGACTGAATTTCAGGTGATGATTTTGCGCGTGCGTGTATTGTGCTTGGGTCGCAACCAATTTTACGTGCCGCCATATACACCATGACACCAGTAG